GCGCGCGATAAAGGTGCCATAACATCAACCCAAAAGAAGTTTGTCAATTTGATGTGTAAAAAACACGACATTAGTATAGATCAAGTAGTAGCAAAAGCGCTCGACTCAGAGAATAAAAAGTTAGATGACCTAACATACGAAGAAGCCCAAAAAGTACAAGAATTATTGGACGCTTGGGCCAAAGATAAACCCGATTTTGTAGAAAGCTATAAAGGAGAATAACCATGTTGGAAGTATTTTTCAGACCAACGCCAGAATTGACCATCAAAGCAGAATGTCGAGACATAGAAGATATGTTTAAAACATTAGGGCCGCTACAAGAGGTATTAAGCAATACCGAGTGTGGTAAGTGTAAAAGTACTAATATTCGTTTTTCACATAGAAAGGCGGATGGTAAATATGATGTATATGAATTACAATGCACAAAGTGTGGTGCTAAACTACATATGGGTAAGACAGAGGATGGAAAACTATTTCCCCGCCGCTATAAACAAGACCCAGACGACCCCAAGAAACCCCTAATGCACGACGGCAAAAAAGTTTGGTTGCCCAATAAAGGGTGGGTCCGCTGGGACGCCGAGAATCGCCGCTACGTTTAAATTTTTACTTAATGGTACTCAGGCCCGCCTAGGCGGGCTTTTTTATTTAGGGCGCACGTCAGGCCCCCACAGAGGCTCATCTAGGGGGCACTCGGTAGTAGCCATAGCTATTTTATTCATGGTTGTATTCGTAGGATGCAAATTACATCCACATTTACTACATTTGTCGTACCCAGGTAGCCACCCACCACCCTCCTCAAATAGTGGGCACGCCGAACATATCTCGTGAATTTCTTTCATTCGCCCAACGTCTCGGATCGGCTTACCAGCCAACCGCCATAACTTTTCTTCTGCTCTATATTTTTTAATCTTATCAAAGATACCCATTATGAAAACTCAGTATTAAATGTAACATTATAACTATAATTATCAGTACAACTACATCCTACATACTGTGTTCCCTCGTTAGTCATATTGATTAATTGGCCACATGAATTAAAGTTTAATAATGTTGTGTCGTATGACACTTTTTCTATGCCACCACTTGGGCAACATACAACGCTTATTCCAGTTACAACCCTAACGTTTACGAATGATATTGCTAATCCATCAGCATACTTATCTGCAAAATCAATGGTTGTAACACAGTTAGCTCCACTGGTGGCTTTAAGGCAGTCGCCCAATGCTATTTCGGCAGTCTTAAGATTATCAACATCAAAATATAACCCAATTCGTGCCTCACAATCAGACGATTTGTATATTTCTAAGCCTTTTCCAGCAGTCAATTTGTTTATGGGGCCACTACTTAGTGGTCCAGGCCCAACGCATTGGTTGTCAGTGTCAATTCCAAAACCCGCACTAATTTGTAGCTTGCAATCCGTATCACCTTTTTGTGACCACAGCCCCCTCCCAAGCGTTATATTATTCACCATTTTAGATGGATCGGTCGCTGGATAACCACTTACACACGTCGTTTGGTCATCAGTAAATTTAATTCCAGCCCCTATTTGAAGAGCGCATGGATCAGTTGGGTGGTCCTCAGCAGCAACTCCATCCATAAAGTAAAACTTATTTTTGAAGTTATTTGTACTACTTTGTCCTTGAACGCAACCATCTCCATTATAATATTCAACTCCAGCCGACATTCCAACCTTACAATCGTCTATGGCTTTTGCTTTCAGTCCAGCGCCAAGACTAAGTTCTGGGTATGGTTGACTTGATGGGTTAGCCCCACCAGTCCAACAAATAGTAGGACTAGAGACGTCATAGATTAGACCACCGCCAACCTCCAACTGACAATCTCCCTTATGAATAGCTTTTAGACCCTTGCTAAACGTTATTTTATTATATAATTGTTCCTGAATGGGGGCCTGGGCGCCCGTATTTACACAACCAAATCCAGATATTGCTTGTATGCCAGCCGCAATCTCCATGGCGCAAGGTTCGCCATCTTTATCTCTGACATGAAGCCCGTCCATAAAATATAGTTGGTTTTTGAAGTTATTTGTACTAGCCGAGCCCGTAGGAACGCAACCACCACTAGCATAATATGAGATTCCAGCGGCCAATCCTATTTCGCAGGAAGAAAGGTTGTCATCACTTGCGCGTAGACCATCCATTAGGAATATCTTATTTTTGATGTTCGGGTTATTAATGACGGTCCCACTTACGCACCCACCAGATCCCTCAAAGTTAATGCCAGCAGACCATCCTACGGAGCAATTATCTATTTCTTTTACGGAAAGACCGCGCCCAATAACTGACTCTGGATATATATAATTTGGGTTGGCGTTGGGGCCTGTGGTAAAACACGTATCATTATATGTATACTTTGTTCCTGCCCCAACTTCAAACTGACAATCGGATGAGTCTTGATCTACTATAGCAAGACCCTTACCAAATCCAACCTTACTATATAGTGTATCTTTATCTACCTGTGTGGATACTGAATTAACGCACAGTGATGTACCAGTTGGTTGTATTCCAGCGCACAATATGAGGTCGCAATTTCCAGTTCCATCTACTGCTTTTAGGCCCGCTCTGAAATCAACCTTATTGATATAGCGCGAACCATCCGTAGTGAGAGTGCCACCAGTAGGACAACACTCTTGCGATGTACTAAGTGGCGTAAATCCAGCGTTAATTGTATATGTTTTATCTATATCTGCGCTGCTACTCCCAACATCAGACGGATTATCCCCAGAATTAGAGGTAATCCATAACCCAGCCCCAAAAGCAAGATGAGAAAATTCATATTGAGTGGTTTGTGTAATACGTCCAGTTGGCGGATAACATATATTGTGGTCACTAAGAGTTACTATTGATGAACCCCCAGTACCCGATGCCGCCTGATTAACCACATGGTATTCGCATGAATATGGGTCAAAGTAAGCTATAACCTTATCGCCTGATGGAACTTCCTGTTGGACTACATCCTTAACAATTATTTCTGGATTTGATATGGCGCTCCCATTACAATCATATAATGTGGGCGTATCTAATAATGTTGCCGTTGCTGTGCCACCCTTGGACAACGTAGATTTTAATTGTGCGTGAACTAATCTATATTGTGGGATAGTCCAAACGCCGCGTTTTCTGTCGAGCCTAAGATCAATTGGGGCAACTGGCCAAGTATGACTTTTTCGTAGCCATCCATCCATAAATTTGCATTGTAGGTTCTGGTCGGTAAATTGCCCACCGCTCGCAGCAGATTCGGTGTCAGCCTTATTGGGGACTGGAAATCCGTCAAGATCGTATCCCCAGCTTTGCATAAGGAGCGGCCCACGCAAAGCTAGCATACGATAGTCAGAAGCGTAATCCGAGTCCTGAGTTCTGTTTGTATTTGCATAACCCTGAATTGGCATAACAATACTTGAGCCAGGAACCGACGTACCCCTAGCCACCATTTCTATGTCGTGACCGTGAGCCGCCGTATCACTAAGATTTGTTACTAGGTCTCCACTAGGGTTCGCAAATGGATTTAAGTAATTTTGGGCGTGATTAACATTATATTGATTAAGATTACCAGCCTCTCCAGGTTTGTCTAGTGGGGGTTGTGCTCCTACACTCGTAGTTGTTTGACATGGCGTTCCAGTGGGCGTAACATACCTTGGTAGACCTCCAGAACCTTTTACTGAAACTGGCCTAACCAGCCCGTCAAGACTCATAATGGCCTTTTGGTCATATTTTGAGGTCATTTCTTGGGTCAGTTCGAGCGTACTAGATGTAGCTACTACTGGCCGTTTATAATTTGTATTCCACGGCAAAGTTTGTCCAACCAAAACTGAGTGTGGAGTCTTAGGTTGGGCAAGTACGCCGTCATTAAGAATTATTCCCTTTCTATCCCCACGAGCTGAAATAGCCTTAGCTAAAGCGGATAACTGTTTGGCGCGTATTCTATGTAACGTCCACGCCCGTATGAGTTTTTGTCCTTCTAATCTTTGCCGCCCTATCTGTTTTAGTCTTTCAGAGTTACCCTTAGTAAATATGCCAAATTTTGGTGTCCACGTTCTTAAATTATATGTCGTAGTGGCGCCTTGTGTAGAGACTTGTGTGGTAACTGATGTAACATTAGGACCATAAGTACCATCCCACTTATATACGTTTGTGTAACCATATGTAACAGTAGTAAAGACCGTACCAGTACTTAAGGTTCTATTTTCTACTAAATTGTTACCACCGCCGTTAAATGGTCCTCCAGCATCAGCCGCTAATAGCTCTGCCCCCAATGGTAAGTCTGGATAACCAACAACTGTGATTGACCCTTCTTCAGCAACTTGTGTATTTGTTACGCCTTCTGATGCTATTGAATTACCCGCCAAATTTAGCGTTGTAAATCCACCGTATTCCCACGGAACTAACCCCTCATCCATCGTAACTGATACAGACCCAGCCGCCCCGATAGAACCCCAAGGGCCATATTTGAGAACATTACTTTTTATGCCGAGCCCTACAGCGTCTGGCACAACTGCGGCCTGTTCGTTGGCCAAACGCATCAGCATATTATTGACATTCTTAGATATTTCTAATAGTTTATTTTTAATGTCGACCGAATCTGGGTCTTTCTTAAATTCTGTTATTATGTCACGATAGGCCGACAATACTTGGAGGAAATCATCATTAATTTTAAGAGATTGAATTGGAGCAGGTAAAGTTATTACAGCGCGCGGGCTAAATAGGGTTGACTTGTCCACATAAACATATTGTTCATCAACATCAACTTTAACCCAAACCTTATTACTTGTGGTTACAAAGTCATTAGCATCTAGTCCAACTAATTGAAGCCCATCAGCATTATCAAATCTACAAAATGCACCAAGTCTTCCGTCTTCCAATGTAAAGAAATCAGTATATATACTTGGGTGAGAGAGACCTATAACTGGTGTCACCTCAGTCCAGCCGCCATCCGAAGGTTCCTCTGATGTTATTACTTTTCCGCTTTCACCATCAACTTTACCGCACGTAAACGGAACTCTTACTTGATATTTCTTACCATAATATTCTTCGGCATACTTTTTGATCCACGCATATGCTATTTGTATAACTTCATAGTCAAAGCCCAAATTACTGGCTTGAAGTTTACCAGTCGCAATTAGATCGTCCGCCCTAAAATTATCGCCAGAAATAGCCTTTATTAGGGCTACCATATGTTGGGCGTCCCACAAACCACCCAGTGCCACACTTATTGTTTTCCACAAGTCCGTTTTGGCATGACCAGCCCATGACAACCATTGATCTAGGCCAGCCCTCGCCATAATAAGTTCTTTTTCGTTAATTCGGACTGTAGAGGCAATTGTCTTAGAGTATTTGGGGTCTAATAATTGAACGGCCAAGTCGTCCGTTGGGGCCACAAACTCCCACCATAAATCATCGTCTAAGTAGGGAATAATAACATCGCCCGTAGAAGGATCAAGACCAAAATACGGTATGATTATGTCGTCTGCCTCTGGTGGTGTTGGCTGTCCATCCCCCTCAGGATCATAATTTTGTTCTGCTTGATAAAAGTTTTGCTTGGGGCCACCTATAACAAACGTAGAAGTAATCTCATTTCGTAATTCACGCCCCTTATTATATCTTTGGACCTCTCTACCAGATACTCCAATAAATGTATCTATCGTATTTAGGGCGGGTGCTGCAGCCCTATCAACAGTCCTAACCTTAATAAACTTATATATTGTTCCACTACTAACTACTGGTACTAACTCAACATAATAGTCATGGCCTGCATCCTGACAAATTTGGGCAATGGCGTCCATTAGGCCAATACTCGTACCATTCATCCTCCAATATGAAGGGGCTACTGGTAAGTCATTAAGATCGACCAAATAATAGGCCAATGAACCTGAGTCGGCTGGCATCAGGCCCATACCAGTAGACGGAATGGTTGGGGGAGTTCTAAAGACTAATCTGCCATATGGAGAAAACTGGTTAGTTATTGCTGGAACTGATGACAATAATGCCCTCGTGGCATCCAATATTACGTTCCACTGCATCCCATTTTTGTTTGTAGAAGCTCCTCCAAAGCTACCAGCGGGCGTTCCAAATGTTGCACCATCAACCACACCTGTGTCAGTCGTAGAATATGTGCCAGGAGAAGTCTGAAAATACTGAGGACAATTATTAGAACCTGTACTCTCAGCATATCCATAAACATTAATTAGATTATGTACATTGTTAACGCTACCAGCATATTCATTAATTATTAATTGCGTACCTTCCAGGATTCTGCGTGGGTCCACAATTTTTACTTGATATGTAGGATTCGCCGAATCTGAATGTGTTTCTTCCCAACTTTGAATCAGTCCCGAGAACTCGAAATTAGCCACTCGAAAATACGCTGGAGCACCGATAATATCATAAGAGAGCCCAAAAAAACCTGGATCGGCAGACGTTGTTGTTTGTGGGCTAAGAGTAGTATCGTAATATAGTTTATTGTAACCAGATGGAGAAGCACAGTCATCTTTCACCAATTGAACGGTTATTTCGCCAGCTTGTTGGTTCCATCCTTGTGATGCAGAAAAAGACATGACACTGCACCCAAGGAATAAGGTTTGTTGAAATCCTCCGTACACACTAGATGGAGTACATGTATTCTTTACTGGTATTGCCATTTATAATCCTTTTAGCACATGCTAGTATTTGGTGTTCCTGTACATGATTGGTATGTCCACGATACGGACCTACTATATCGGCCAGTCAATGGATTCCAACTCTCTGTATCCGAATTTTTGAATACTTGCTGATAATTATTTGTTAAGTTGGTCTCAAATTCGCACAATAGATTCTGAACATTAGTTGAAGGCTTATTTAGGTCGAGGTCAGATATTGATGAACACCCAGTTGGGGGCGGCATAACAGCCTCAATGGCGACCTCCCTAATCGACTCAGTTATTGTTGATACCGACTGCAAAACTGGTCCAGCCGCTCTTCCCAATACGGGTAACCTGGCAAAAACATCAGATGGATTAGTGTCATTAATACTAAATGATTCGCTTAGGGCGCCCGTAATAAATGCGCATGGCCTATTATTGAAATCCATCGCATATGTTATTGTACCCCGTCCAGGATTATGTCCCACACTTTTAGATGTTGGTTTTGGGTTCAAATTGCCCGTAAACGAACCTTGCTCATAAACATACTGCGCCCTTGGAAAGATTCGATCTTGTAAAACTGACCACCTATTTGCAGCATTATCATATGCACTTATATCGACATTGGTTGTATCATTAGCCGTATTATATGATCTCTCCTCTAATCCTTGAATTGTACCATTAATAGACACGCTTACTAATCCATTCTCAATAGATTCTCTAACTTCTACGGTGAACTCTTCGCTCACTTTTCCAGAGTTATCGCCCACAACCAACCAATTTTCGCCGAGTGTTACAGTACCATCAGTTTCATTAATTGTGTGTGTCCTATAATAGTCATAGGCATTTCCAGTTCCGCCCTGTAGATTGGTCCACCCACTAAGGCCAGCCCCATATAAATAATGGTCATACCCAAAGCCCGTAAACACATTTTTAGCCCAATTTAGGGCGTTGTCGGCGGCGCTGGTAAAAGTCCCAGTCGGACCAGCTCCACCATACGTTGGCTTACCTCTAACCGTCACAGTATGGGTTACGCGCGCCTCCCACAGATTGTTTGAGTCATTATTAGTATAATCATATCCAGATTTTTGGTCTACTACTGTAGACAAATCCCACTTATAATACTTTTTCTCTGCTACAAATTCACACTGCCAATCTTCTGAATACTCTGATATGTACGGAGGTAAATCTCCATTAGGGTGCTCATCATATCCATCTGTATCATATTCTAATTCTATGGTATATGGAATTGTTTCTGTCCAATTGTTATTAGATTCGGCAAAGTTTATTGATAGAACTCGCGGGTATATCGTCATTAGAGTCTGAAAACCGCTACCAGAATCACACTCGATGAGTAGTCTATTACCACTCTTATTAAACGCTGCGCGTAATTCTTCCATTAATGTATCTAGGTCTTTAAACCCTGTATCATTTGGATACTTTGTTAGGGTGCCATTTAAATTCATACTAAACGTATACCCAATTGGATTCTCTCTATTTCCAGTATCTATGCTGGTCCTATTTATTGTTATTATTGGTACTGGTTTAAGCTGATATGTACCATATGTCATTCTAGTGGTTACAGCCATAGTTTAAAGCCTTACAAAGTTTTCATTAGTTTCACCAGTTATAACATTGATATGCCTAGATAGTGCAGCGCTAATTTCGGATGTCACCATATCCCTTAATGAATCTTGCATATTTGCTAGTGCTTCCGCTCCATTTATGACTACATTTACCTGCATTGGAGCCACTTCCATAGTAATTCGTTCTGGAATATTGATGTTTTGTAGATTTTGTGATGCTTGCTGTAATTGGGTTGCAAACCGTGCAAACGAACTTAAACCCCCAAGCGCTATGCTTAATTGGCTTATAGCAGAAGAAATGTTATTAAGTGATGGGGCTCTTCCGCCAACAGAGATTGTGGGCGATACAATATTGGATACTACACCACCAGTCTGAAATCCTGGGACTTGTCCAGTACTATTAAGGTGTTGTAGAAATCCAGCATTTTTGGAGGCGGCATTTCTGTTGACCACAAATTCCCCTGGGACTACACCAGCAAAACCACCCTCTCTAAATCGTCCTATGGGGCTATTAAGCCATCTCTTTTCTTCGTCGAGACTTCCAGGGACTATCTGTGGTGTTTTTGTTAATCTAGTCTTAAAAAATTCGGCCCCTCTTAGTCCACCCTTCTTCCAAATACTAATCGACGGCTCTAAATTATTGCGCCCAAACTGGGAAATTTTACCAGTCATAATTCTGTTTACTACGTCTAGTAATGGTTGTTTGGGCCTTACTGGTAATGTGTCTAGTCCAGCGGCCTTAAATTCCCTTTCAAAGTTTATTCTATAGCGCCGCCTACCCTCTGGTGTTTGCAAATTAAGACCCTTTAGGCCACGCCTAATTCTATTTGTAATAGTGGCCCACTTAAAATTATTGCGCAAAATGTTATTAAAAAGCCTAAAGACTGAGGCGACTGGTACTATATTACCGCGCATATCTTTAACTCTTTTCTTGCCCAAACTATAGAGGGAACTAAGTTCATTGATTTCCTTGCGGGCTCGCTCTTTGGCCGTCTTAGTATCAAAACCGCGCTTCTTAAACTGGCCCACTAACTGTTCAAATCTTCCGCGCTTAGTGAACTGCCTATTTTGGGCATCAAATATTATGTTGCGCGCCTTACGAACTCTCTGTAGATTTTCGGCAAACTGACGTTTTCGGGCTAGTTGGCGACTTCCTACTCCACCACCCCCAGCAAAACCTTCCAGACCAAAAGCTCTGTCCACTGGTATGCCACGATTGAGCATAGACAATTCTTTGCCAAACTTTTGGGCGACATTACGGCGTACAACAAATTCTCCAGGAACCAACTTGATTATTTCGGTGTCCCTATTCCCTTTGAACGGCCCTTTAATAAAACCACCGTCTCTTCTTCCAATTCCTCCTCCTCGCCTAATTAATGCCTCAAGACGATCATTTTGATCTTCGCGCATCTTTATTATTTCGTCGCGGACACTAAATGTAGCGCGTGCCACTAACTGTCCCTGTATATTGATAGCGCGTATTTGATTATTACTTACTTTTCTAAATTGTTCAATTAGCAGCTTTTCTTCGGGCCGTTGTCCACGGCGAACACCAGCGCCACCCCTAACCAAAAATCTCTTTATAAAGGCCACTAGTGGATTGTTTTTGGCCGCTGGTCCCCCCAGAGAAGCCAATCTAGCCCTATCTACGGCAACCTGGACCTCCCTTTGGACCTCTGGCCCCATAACTGACGCCAATTCTTGCAAAAATGCAGCACCGCCGTTTACACCAGCCCCCCTACCAGCCAATAAATTAAAGGCATCTTGTATTGCCCTATTTATATCGCGCGCCGCATTTGGGTCGAAACTTGCCCTACTTAATTTTTCGAGCAAATTCCTACTAGCATCTCTTTTCTGCTGTATTTCTGCTAATCTGTTTTGTATCGCCGATAATTCGTCTGTGGATGAAGCCACAGCATCTAGGGCTTGGCGCAAATCGCCCATTCTGAGTGTATTTTCGGCAATGCGTTGAGTTAGAAATTCAGTCTTTTGTGGGTCGCCAACAACCTTTTGAAGCTGCTGTCTATCCCTAAGAATGGCATCTTGGAGTGCGGCTATACTACGGCCTATTAATGCAACATCTGTTGTGCCAGCACCCCTATTAACTCCAGCGCGCCCAGTTAATCTTAACAACAATCTGTTTTGATTAGCCCTAATATCTTCTGGTCCAATGCGCCCACCCTGTAATTTAGCTATATCTAACTGTACTTTATTAGCCAACTTGAACGCTTGGTCAAACTTTGAATTGGCAGACTGAATTATAGATACGAACTGGTTTGTTGCTTGTGCAAGCTTCTGATTGGTTGATACAATCGCCCCAAATACTTCCGCTAACGACTTAACAGTTGTTTTGCTCTGTCCAATAAACGCCTTCGATATATCATCTATTGTTTTTAGGGCTTGCTTAAAGTTTTGTGCTCCACCCGTTTGACGGTTAGTGAATACTCCAGTGAACCTAGACAACAAATCTCGCCTAGTTTCTTCGCTTACTCCAGCAAGTCGTTTGTCGCCACGTATAGCGGCCTTAACAGCTTCTTCTACGCTGAGTGTGCCGCCGCTTCTTTGGGCCTCATTAACGGCATCTTTTAGGACTTCAGCTAAGTTCTGCTCAATTCGACGAGTCTCGAAAACGGCCTGGCGCGCATTAGATAGAGGCCCACCTATTCTTCCACCACCAGCACGAGCAATAGCAGCAATGCCCTCATTAATTTGCCTTGTAGATCTAAATTGAACATTCTCAAAAGGATTTATTACTTGGCCAAATCCAACTTTGCCGCCAGTGAAGACAGACTGAATATCCGATAGATTTGATAGTGCAACATCCATATCTTTGGTGGCTATTTGTGCAGCCTGACCAATCTTTGATATTGCCTCTGCTGTTCTCTCAATATCTTTTATGTTTTGGTTTATTACAGAGCTTACTCGTGCTACAGCAACTTGCTCTCTAACACGAGCCTCTAATACTTCTCTACCAGCCTTACGTAATATATCTGCGTATTCTTTTGTGCCTTCCCCAGCAGCATCCAATTGTGGCCTAATCTTTTCAAACTTCTCAAAATCTAAAGCCACCAAAGTTTGTACTGCTTTATCAGAATCCTTAGTAAAACGCTCAAGCTGTTGTGAAACCAAACTACTTATGCCAAACTTACCCAAATTAGCTAAGTCGGCGCCCTCTAATTCAGTCGCCAATCTCTTTTCAAAGATAGATGCAGCTTTTTGGGCGGCTGGATTCAAATTCTTAAATTGTTCTCTAGTAATCCTATTAAATCGCGACTCTAAGATTTGAGCCTCTTCGCGGTTGGCATTACGGACTACTCCCTGTGTACCTATAGCTTTACGAATCTCTAATGACAATACCTTGAATACGCCAGCTTCGGCCCCAACTAATCTTCTGGTTGATGCGCGCTGTCTTCCAGCTTGACCACCAAAAATATCTCTTATGTTAAGATTTAATATACCAGCTACCGTAGAGCCAAAACTACCAACTACCTCTGTTTCTTGCTTATAGACTTTATCTAATTCACTAACAGACTGAATAACACCACCTAACGACCTATTAAATTCTTTGAGTGCGGATGCCGTTGCCTCTTTTTCGATTTGGGCGAACGAAGAATCTAATTTGGTCGTACTTTTAATAAGGCTTTCTTGAGCAATCTCCATACGCTTATCTTGGGCTGCGTTTATGGCCGATGCACCAGCTCCAACTATAGCGCCCACCGCTCCACCAATAGGACCGCCCAATTGAAAGCCCGTTATAGCACCACTCAAGCCGCCCGAAATTCCAGATTTAATGGCAGCAGCCCCAGAAGTCTTAGTTTGGATTGACTCCAATAATGTTGAAGCAGCAAAAATTCCAGTAAGGGCTTGTGGGCCGCCCACTAATCCTTTAGCTCTAGCTCCCAAACTCCCAGCTAATCCTTTAATGCCGCCCGCCCTAAAGGCATTACGTAGTCCAGCAGTCCCTTCTTTGCCCAATGTGTTAGCCAATTGTCTTTGGGCTTGTGTTAGTTGTTTGCGCGCTTGTGCGGCCGCCCTACTTAGTCGCCCCTCATTTTTTATTGCCTCTGCCAACTTCTTTTCTGCCTCAAGAACTCGTCTTTTAGCGTTTTGTTGCGCCCTTAGAACGGCTAATACGGCTGACCTAGCCTTATTTAGGGCAACTTCCGTAGTGGCACCAGCCTGTATAGCTTTTTCGTATGCTCTTTTGGCTGCCTGGCTCGCCAAACCAGCACCAGCTTGTGGACCTCTTGTTCTAGCAAACTCCACGATATTTCGTGTTTGGGCGGCGGCAGCATCTCTTCTACCAGACCTTTGCAGTCTAGCAAAACTCACTTCTAATTCTCTACGGCGTATACCCGTTTCACGTTGTGGGGCAATATCAAGTATATCTTGTACTTGTCTCGTTGGTCCTCGTCTTCCACGCCTCCGTCTTCGCCGAGGGCCTGGACCAGGCTCGGCGGTAGCACCCACCAAAGGGATATCTAATCTTCTATCTGGTAAGTCTTCAAAGCTAATTACGTCCAACCTATTTTTCTTGGCACGCAACGCCTCTCTTTCGGACTTTATTGTTCTCTCAACTTGCCTGGATAAACTGAGATTACGCGCCTCAAGAATAACGTTGCCATCTATTAGTATTCTACTTGTTCTTACGCCCCCTCCACGCAATCCAGCTTCTCTTTCGCCCCTAACGGCTTGCCTACTTCTTCTAATAACATCTTCCCTTGATATTCCAGGCGTCCCAAAAGTTTCCCTAACTATTTTTTGTTCGCGCTCAGTACTGCCTATTACTTTTCCAGCAACCAATCCTTCTACGCGCCGCAGTATATTTACATCGCCCTGGCGCCCACCCTTTCTTTCTGCTACAAACTTACCTAATTCTTTTTGTGAAACGCCCAATCTTTTTGCGTATACTTCAGCAGCCCTTCCGCCCTTTTCGAGAGCGCGTACTATATTTGCTATAACTAAGTTTAGACGACTGTTAATTTGCTTATTTATGTCGTTTAGACTTGGAGTTGGGCCACCGTCAGCAAACCTAGCTAATCCACCACTAGCAAACCGTTTGGCCGAACTTTTCCGTATGACGAAACTGTTTGTCTCTAAATTGGCTGGTACGGAATCTGTGCTACCACTTCCAGGAACCCTAAATATGTTTCCAGACCGTATTGGACCTAATCCGCTAATATCACCAGTCTTATTAAATTTGCGCAAAGCTGATAATCCAGCCTCAGAAGTGGCCTTACTATCAAATACGAGTTCGCCAGGTGTCAATAATGAATTTGGAGCGCCAGTTCCACCGTGCGCGAGTCTCTTGCGAGGAGATTTTTTGGCAGAAAGAAATCTAGCATATTCTTGTCTGATTGAGGCGTATGAGTCTGAAGTGTTCCTAAATTTGGCGTCGGCGGCCACAACACTACCAGGAATATCGAATAAAGTGCGTAGTGCGCCCACTTGTTGTATTGTTGGGAAATCTAATGACGATTTTTCGTTGTCGAGTCCAAGTCCAGCTTTAATGCCAGCTTCAAACAATTTACCTGCGGCATCACTAAGATCAATGCCCTCTTTGGCGATTAGGCGGCTAATAAGTGGATTATTTGGGTCGAATGGCGATTGCTTTAGGATTGAGGCCACTGAGGCTGTGCCAGCCGCAATGTTTTCCTTAATGTTTTTTACTAGGACTTTTGATTTTTGGGGATCAACAAACGCCGTGGCGACAGGCATTACTATTTCGCGCGTACCTGGTGGAATAAGACCAGCCGCACTCAATATTGATAATACGGCGCCATCTTTAACTACCCTATTTAGTTTTGGGTCGGCCCCAGTAATTCGTTCGGCGAACACGCCAGCAACGCCTGGACCACCACCGCGCCCAACAAATTGTGGTAATTCAGAAACCCTAGTCTTTTCTTGTTTGTCAAAAGACCTGGCTTTTTCGAGGGCCTTTGCCTCAATTGCCTTAAACGCCTGAATAATGGCTTGTTGTTTTTCTGGGGAAGCTAGTTCTGATGGGGTGCGCCTAACCTGTTTAGATTTAAGGCCATATTGTGATGCTATTTTGGCAACTTCGTCCTTACCCAATACTTTTTCAAATTCGGCGCGTGATCCAGCCCCACTCAAAATCTTCTCCAGGATTGACTGGTTTGGCCCTTTTCGTCCGCCTGACTGAAATTGGTGCAAATTGAGCTTACGCGCAAACCGTTGGGTTCTACTAGCATTTATTTGTTTGATGCGCGCCAGTAATACCTTTAATATCTCTTCTTCTGCTGGACTTATTGTGCCAGCATCTTTTTTGGCATTCAGAAAATCAATTTTTTGTAGAAGTGCTTGCTTCTTACTACCCACATTTCCTATGCCAGCGTCTCGCCCACGTATTACTGGCTTAAACCCTTCTATTGGAAATGGAGGCTTGGTTTTTCCACCACTATTAAATTTTATAAGGGCTCCTAAACCAGCTCTTTTAACGGCATCTCTACTTAAAACAAACTCGCCTGGCTCGGCCATAAGAGGAACTTTGTCTCCCCTGCCATATCCAGGTATAATGCCTCCCTTTTGTCGTTTAACTGGGGTCGGCATACCACCAAGTTGTACAATGAGCTTACTAATAGCAGTAGTCAGATTAGTTAAGGCAACTGTATTATCAGATAATGCTTTTGATAGGTCGCGTTTGCTATTTGCATCTGATTCCTTGGTGGTCTTTGTTGATTCTTCAATGGCTTGAGTATTGGCATCTATTGCAGCTTCTGTTCGTGTTTGTTTTGTTTCAGACTTTGCCCTTCCAGCAGTCGCCGTTACACCAACTCTAAACCCTCTAAATAGATTACTCAGAACTCCAACCGACTTTACGGCGCCTAGAATGGTGATGGCGGGTAAAATTCCCTTTATACCCTTACCCACTTTGATTAAAGTATTTGATATAAGCAGAAAAGAATCTGCAAGGGTTTTGAATGTTTTGCTTTTTGTGATTTCATCTATTAATTTCTTAAATTCTTCTCTAGTCTTAGCTAATTTTACGGCAAGACTTTGTTGGGCAAACGCAGCGTCCTTAGTGAGCGAATCTTGTCCCTCAAGTGTTACACTGAGGGCCTTTTGGGCATCTTTGAATCTTAGGATCAAAGGAATAACTTTACCAACCTGGCGGAAACCACCCAACTGTTCAACGATTTCCGAGAATCGAATATCTCGTGGGTCAAGTTTACCCAATTCTTTATTGAGGGCTTCGATTGCTTTGAATGGGCCGATAAACTTGCCACCCTTTTGAAGTTCTACGTTAAGGTCTTTAAGGGCTTCAATTGTGCTACGACGCTGTAAACGCGTAAAGATTGTGCGCAAACCAGTAGCAATAGATTCGGCGCTTTCACGAGTAGTAGCACGAACCGACGTAAATAGCGCAATAAATTCTTGAACAGTTCGCTTAGCCTGCGCTGCACTTTGTGGGTTGGCGGCAGCAGCAAATACGCCACCAGCCCTACGAATAGCGCCAATAATATCTTCGGATTCTACGGCAAACCTTGAGGCGACAGCGTTAACAGAACCCAAAACAGATTCCAAGTCTCTTGCGTCCAACTTAAACTGGCGCAAAATAGCAATCGCACCCTCAGTAGTATTAGTAATATCTCTAAAGGTTGGGGCGAGGGTGGTCTTAGCAAGAGCTTCTAAAGCCACACGAGCCTCCGACGAAGCAAAACCCGCCTGACTAATTGTACGAGCGGCTAGTCCTAAATCTGTAGCTGCTACTCCAAAAGTAACAGCCAATCTACGTATTTCGCGCTCAAGCGGAGCAATACCAGCGAGGGTTCTCCCAGTCACCTGAGCCACCCTAACCATTTCGCGCTCAAATTCAACCGCTTCAGATACGCCTTGTTTGACGGCATTAATAAATCCAAATATTACGCCAGTAGCAACAGTGAAACCAGTGAAGCGCCTAACAGCCAACCCTGAAATTCGACCAAACTCTTGAAGTTCTGATGCAACCTCGGCTGCACCCTTGGCGGTTTTGGCCATAACAACATTCATTTCGGCGGTTGCTTTGGCGGTGTTTTTAGCTGACTTGGATGCAGTACCTAATGATTTGTCTACTTTTGAAAGCCCAGCAGATACTATAGCAGAAGAAGATTCTATACCTTTTAGGCGGGCTTGCGTCTCAGCTAGTAGGGCGTTTAATTCTCTTAGGCGGGCGTTTGACTCGCGGTTGACTTGGACATTAATTTTAACATTTATGTCGCCCAAGTTTCGGCGAAGTTTGTCTATTATGGGCTTTGTGCCAAATGGACCAACTACATTTAGGCGCGCAGTTAAGTTAAATGGTTTGCTCATGTTTTTAAAAAAAGACTATATCAGACAGAAGTGTAAGTGGACCACCCTATCCGATATAGTCACTGTCCGAAGAAATTATTTTGTCTTATTGGGCGGCTCAATAGGCTCTCCATTTCTGAGGAATGGTTTGCGCTCTACGATATAGTTTCCATCCTCATCCATAGGATTTCCGTCTATATCACACAAAGTACCATCTTCTAATATATAGTGTCCATCCTCATTAATAAGCCTACCCTCAGCATCTACTAATTGACCCTTATCATTAATAAACCTATTCTTTTCGTCGATTAGGCCAAAGTCGCGCAAAAACTCGTTTTCGGCATACTTAGATTCAAAATCTTCGCTAATTCCGTACAGAATTTGGGCGAGTTTGGTGGCCCCAATTACGGCCTGTTCGGTGGCCGACTGCGACAAATAATCTTCTAGGCTATTAAATACGGGCTTTTGTGTATCATTATACACCAAACAGACCGAAACGAAGTAATTAAAGCGAGCATTATCGGCCTGACCCTCAGCGGTATTAATGTCTAGTTCAGTTCTATTGGCAACCAACTCTCGTAGTTCGGCTCGCCATTTCTTGATATCTTTGGCCAATTTAACGGCCTCATCAAACTCAAACCCACCAGCCTGTAGGCGACGCTCTCCATTATTAATCTTTCTATTGAGTTCGGTTAACTGGGTTTGTTTTTTGTCATTCCACATTCCCTGTTCACGCATAAACTCGTCCAACTTGGCCCGCAAAATACATCCAGAGGATACGGCATCCGTAAAGGCCCTATTATATACCTTCTGTCCTTCACGTTGATGTTCGCCAGTCGGCTTACGAACCGCAAATTCTCGTTCTTCTAAGGTTTGCAATGTCCCATCTGGTAACATTCTTTGTTCTTTGCACTTAAATACTACTGTCATTTTGTTCTCCTTGTTGTCCTGGTTTAGGCTTAACAATAAACTTATACTCCATTTTATTATAACGAACTGTATATTGCTCTATCTCTGACATAACTGCCCTCAACTGATTGTTTCCATTATTCAAAATTTCTGTTCGCACAATATTCCACATTTTTCTAAATTCTAGCTGCTCATCATTCAGGTCTCGCTCATCCAATTTATCGCCCCATAAATACCCAAACATATCTTCAAATCGGGCGAGCGCCCCAATCATAGTTGTTTTGAATTTTGTTTGAACATGGCGCTTCAACGTTTCCCTAGAGTGATTCTCATATTTTTGTTCATTAGCCTTTTTAGCCAACGCCCTCATATTTCTAAGTTTGTCCATACTATTTCCCTTTCACTGTATTTATGAATTGTTCGTTTGATGCTTGTTGTATTTGCAACTTACGATCCACAAACTGAGCATCTATAACTTTACCCATTTTATTAAGCTGTTGCTTTCTTTGCGCCTTAATGATTTTACCTTCCACCGTATTCAAACTATTTATTCTGTTTATATCGGCCAATCTTTTTTCTTTGGTGTCTCCTTGGGCCACAATGTATAGTTCATCCGACTCACCGTGTCTATGCCCAATGCGCTCATCAATCTGTTTGCTCATCTGATCTTTCTCTTTTTTGCGGCGCTCACGAATCATCCAACCATCTAATAAATCATCATTCTCTATTATGTCATCTGGAGGACACTCGGGGTGTTTGGCAATATTGTCGTACATTTGTGAGAATAATATGACTGTCTTTTGTTCGTCCGTAAGTTCCCCAATTGGCACACTAAACGGATTTCCCTTACTTACGTTCCACAAAGACTTCCACGGATCAGTTCTGGCTATTTCGCGTAATTCCGTAACGCCCACGACATTTTTTATTGACTCATGTATTACTAATTCCATTATGTCATAATCAATATTATCAATATCGTCCCACACTAACATATTCTTTTCTGCATAATATAATGTTTTACATATAATGAATTGGCGCCTAACCATTTCGGCATATCCATTTAAAGTTAAGTGGTCCAACATATGTCTAATCCTAATCATTTCCTCGTGCTTAGCCTTTACCATATTGAGGGTTTTTTGCGTTTTCTCAAAGAGGGTCTGCTTAAATAAGTTTTCATATAGCTCTACTTTAAGATCATCTATTCTCTCAGATATCTTTTTAATGTTTTCATCAATGTTTGGAGAACACAACCCGTTCTTTACTAGAATAGCAATACAATCCCTATCTTTCAACCAAGTTCCAAACCTATTTTTACGGATTGTCTCATCATAATATAGGTCTGCCATAACCTTAATCTTAGGGGATGGTTGTACTAATTTATATTGTATCCCCCTAATAGTAAATAGGTATTCTCCGTACAACAGCCTATGTACTATCTTTTCTCTCTGCTTCAACGTCATTACGTTCATCATTAAGAGGTTTAAGTTGCTGCTGTAGACTTTCATTGTAGGACGCGAGAGCGTTAGCTTGCTCTAATAGGCGGGAGTATGCGTCCGCTTGAGTCAATGTCCTACAATAAAGTCGTCCTATAACTTCATATAGTTGTTCGTCTTTCATTAAAATTTATCCTTCCTATCCTAACCTAATTATTAGTAATAACACTCGCCCCATCAAAATAATATATGCCCAGATAGGGGGGCTATCGCATTACTACTAAAATCAAAAAATAATGGGTGCCCCACCGAAGTAGGAACACCCAAAATATAATCAGTTTTATACGTCACGCAAATACGTAGCTCTACCACTCCAAGCAAAGTTGGTATTAGGATCGCCACTGTGCATCACAGTAAAGTCGTTAAACGTAGTGAACGTATACGTAACAGTAACGTTACCGCCACCAGCGTCTCCACCAGTATAACTTACTGATGACAACTTATTCTTAACACCCAAGTAAATTCGGGTGCCTTCGCACGTAGCAATTCGGATAGTACGATCTTTCAGGTTACCACCATCAAGACATGGATCGCTACCAGTAGTATAAATACCCTCCTCGGTTGCAGATACCATATCGCCAGACGTTGACGTAACTTCAATCTCGCACGTAACTTCAATTGGGAACGTTACACTACGGAAATACGGACCTTTACGACCAAGTTCATTAATGCTTTCACGGCCAAGGTCAGCCGAAACAGTAATATTGGACAAGTGACAATCAAAGTCTTGTCCATTACTTTTTTCGTTTGTGCCTGAATCGCTGATGCCAAAAACTTCTGGGGGCAAAATAGTTGTATCAACATCAGCCACCATACTGTTAACATCTAAGCCGTTAGAGCTATCATATGAAAATTGCAGGTTTTCTCGCCTATTAACTCCACCAGTACCAATTGGCGAATCCAGTGAAGTAAACGCTCCATCAAATGACGGGGTCGGCAAGTTTGTATTTGTTGGTTTTGGATCATTAAGCCATACTTTATCATTGCCCACAAGAGTCAAATCTTCATTAAAATTATCATCTAATGGGAAACTATATGATACTGAACCAACATACATACCAGAACATTGAACAATAGAATCTGGCGTACCAGTGGCCGACTCTTTGGTATCATCAAAGATTGATAAGGCAAACAGACACTTTGGTTTTGCGCGAGCAGCCAAAGTCGGCTCAGTCGCAGCAGTAGTAGCCAAAGTATAAGCAAGCGGATATCCGTCCAATACCTTATTAAGAGTCACCTCGACATCAGGGATTTGTTCAATGTTTTCATAGATAGCTAACTGTCCAAGCTCAAAAACTTGTTCTAAATTGAAATTAGTCGTAATTCCTACGCTCTGGGCACCGTGAACGGCAGTAAAATTAGCCGCCCCGTCAGCCTTAAGGCCAACCTGATGCACAGCATAGTAAATTCGCTTATTATTACTAGCAGCCATCTGAAAATTTCTCCCTTTCGGACATGCTATACATTATTTTAGTTGATTTGGTGCTGTGTATTATTATACACCGAAATCTATTTAATCTGGTAAAACACACTCGCACGTTAGACGTACTACACCCTCATAAAGCCTACTATTTAGCTCCTCAATTTGTGAGGTCGTTGTGCGAGAAAATCTACATTTAATCCACCTATATCCAGTATTTTCGTCTACTAAGTTTGGGTATGTCTTTGAACTGTCAATTACCATACCTCTATAATCCAAAGGCCAAGCTGAGGCAGAAGAAATGTTATTACTATTGAATAGCCATATTGTTGAATCAAATTGTCCCCTCAATATATCTACTATTTTATTTCTATCACTAGCATTTTCAGCTAATACATAACATAATATATCTTGTTCAACCCAATATGAACCATCGCCCAACTGATATGGTCTTGAAATAGCCCGTGGTACAGCCTCAATAATTATGGACGGCATTTGAATTCTATGGTTGCCGCCAACAGACCATGAACCAGTATCGTCTTGAGAAAAGTGCGAATCTTCTTGTCTGAACGCTCTATATTGAAGTTCTTTCCACCACCTAGAGCGCGTGGCCACATATACCTGAACCCATCTATATGAATATTCGGCCTTGACTACGGCGGTCGTACTAACGGGCGAATTAAAATAAACGCGCCCCAAGGGATAATCTATCCAGTCATACGGCGTAGCAACCGAATTAACGAGAACGGTTGATCCAACTACCTTGGGGTTATTTGTAGAGTTATCAGGGGCCACGTAGTCCACGTTAGTCTCCCAGACCCAATCTTTGCGAGCCGATTCCCATACTTGTCCGTCTGTATAAGAGGGGTCTTTTATGGCCCTCAATACAGATAAATCTCCGCCATATATGGTTGAACTAGAGGGTGCTACATCAACCCACCCACCAATCCTAAGGAAGGACCAATCAAACCACATTTTTAAGTTAGATTCCAGTTCGTCCATAAGGGTAGTATTACCCACATGAAAGACGCCCTTGAAATCAGAGTTAACTTTATTGCTAGACATTATATGTCACTACTAACAGTTTGTATTATTGTTGACTCTATTTGTGGTCCTATGGATTCGATTGTGCGCGTAACAAAATTATTATTTATTGTGCCCGCATATTCTGGTGGTACGGACCATCTACCACCAAACTTCTTGTTCATAATCGCCCTACCAGTTCGTGACTGTGTAAAGTTACCATATAGTATTGTATATTCTAAGATAATGGCCTGGTCACCATTTTTTAATAACCAAGATAACCATTCAAGTCTGTGGCCCTTTTCGGTGACAAATACGGCTTCTGGAAGTTGCTCAACGTCACTATAATCTGACGGAATTGCCGTTATTTTTAGGCCCCCAGTTAGTTTTTTACCGCGCGCCCTAACTGGAATCACCTTAATAGAAATAGTGTTAAGCCAATGCTCAATTATCCTGTCTATTCTTTCCTGGCCATCGACCAAACCAAATTCGGCCATGAGATCGCCATTAAGCAGAGAAAAATATTCAGGTTGTGATTGTAGGGCGCTCCTCAATAATCTCTTAAGTTTGGGCAAAAGTTTGATTTTTGAGCGATGCAAACGCTTTGTTAAGTCTGAGGCTAGTGCCCTTAATATATGGGCCGTAATCTGATCGTCATTTTCAAGGATTTCCAAGGAAATTACGCCCATTAGTTTTCTATCCTTTTCCACATTGTGGCGATTATGGTCGCCTGAGAAAATCCACACGGCTGAGGTTCGCCGTATCTTTCAAATCGTTGGTTTACATATTTAGATATATCCGTGTCCACTATCAGCTCTTTTGCCTCCTTAAGCTCGTCCAGAGTCTTTAGTAGTGATAGTGATTGCACAAATCCATTGGGCGATCTGATCTCAATACCTAGGTCTATCCAATCCTTATAGTTATATATAATGGCTAAATTGATCGTTGATGTTATCTCTGTGCCTATTTTTCCTGCTCCATTACAATACGGACATACGCCAGTACTAAAGGGAATAGGCCCGCCCGACTGATACCTATTAGATGATCTGCCAATAGCAGCATCAAAATTACAATTATTAGTTAAAATTGCGCCAGCTATATACCTATGCACATTTTCAACTTTTAAATTATGTACTACACATTTATCATGCTCTTTAACTATTTTACGAACTTTGGCCAGCCAACCAAGATTACATTTTCTAAGGTTTGTTGGTTGCACTCTACGTTTTTTAGACCACGTAACAACAAAAGACATTTGGTGGTTCGTTCCATTCTTATCTATTCTAGGAGAATTATATCTAATACTTGGAATAAACCCGCTAGACAATAGTATATTAAATGATTGTAATGCTAGTAACGGACTAATTGTACTAACAGAACGCCTATGATATTGACCAATTGTAATATCATGATACTCATGTCCATCACCTTGCCAATAAGCATTAAATAAGACCAACTTTTGTCTAATAGACAACCTTTTCCATAAATAATTGGGTATGTGTTTATTAACAGCTAAATGACCAAAATCCATCATTAGTTTTGCAAACCACGATGAGTTCCAAGTGAGCAATAGATTATCAGAGTTTTTTCTATATTCCAAACGAGAATTAATATTAAACTTATTTTTTAGTATTCTTTTAAGTGTCAAAGCTACATTAGTTTCAGTGCTAGCTCTTAAACAAAAAGAACCACTTCTAGTATATTTTTTTATATGTAAACACCCTTCTGCAATCCACCACCCAAATAAATATAGCAAATCGTCATCTAATTCATAATCATACCATACTTGTAATTCAGATGTAGAGTGCGAAGCAAACGGTATTAATATAGCGTCGTTGGTAGTAATATTACACGCAGACACTTCTTCCAACTTATCTATAACATTCAATTCAAATTCTGAATCATGCCACTCAGACGTACTATAATATTGTCTAAAGTTACGTATTATTGGAAATTTATGATCTGCTGTAACTCTATATGGCAAATCAATATAATGAGGAACAATTCTAACCATCTCGCCTTCATAAACTCTAGACCTTTTATCTATAACCTTATTAAGCTGATTTGGTCCAGTATATACCATTTCTCCAATAATTACATCTTCGATACGTTTAAAACCATATTCTGTTTGTATCAATGTGCCAGATTCCCAACAATTCGGACAATCTTCCCATTTGGTTTTTCCATACAATAGTTTACATGGAACGGTACAAGCCGTAACCAACTCAGTGATGGCATTGGCATGTAAATCTATGAAGTCGCTATTTATCAAGCCAGTGAATGGATTAAAAGCCATTATATGTATAATACTATAGTTTGAGGAATCGAAAATCTTAAATATTCTATCAGCGTCATTATTTCATTCTTAGTTGGGATATTGCGTAATGACCTTACTCGCAATACTTTCCATCCATGTAATACAAGGGTTATAGATTGTGCATAATCCCACTCCTCTTTACCTTTATGGTAATATAATCCATCATATTCTATAGCTATTTTATCATCCACTAATGCTATGTCTACATTGATATTATGTCCATTATATAATACCCCAGTATAATAATTATGTACTCCACTTCCTATTATATCATGTAATTTTAATGCTAAATTAGAGGTCAACACTCCATTGCGAAATAGTCCACAATTGCCACATCCAGTTTGATTACCAGATATAAGGTTTGCTGATGATACAACCCTGTATTCTCCACAATCGCATATGACCTTCCAAAATACACATCTATTATTTTTATAGCGTTTATTAAATGAACGTCTTATTACCACTAATTTTCCAAATCTTCTTCCTACAAGGTTATTCTTAATCTTATGCCTACTCTCTACGCCAAAGCACCCACAAGATGATACCCTTCCAGATGTCAAATCACATCCTCTGACTTCATGTATGTTGCCACAATCGCATATACATTTCCAATACCGTGTTTTATATCCTGACTTGGTTTCATGATTTCGTCCCCATCCTATGACAGTTAACCGACCAAACTTCTCATTGATTCGTTTTGGTGTACGGGTTCTCATACTACTAATTATTTGTGTCTCCCTGATAGTATCTAGGATATTGACTCATGTTAGTCAAATTCATCCCAGGAGGAGACGTGTCAAACCCCGCAATAGTAAACTCACTATAGCCATTAGGTTGTAATGTTTGCCTATGTTTGATACCAGTCTTAATTAATATTTGGCCATTCTGGGCGTTGCCAGTATCTCCACCAGCCCCATTCTTAACGTCAGTAGCCATATCTTATGTTAACTCCTAAAATAGTTATAATTATTGTAGTTGTAATGCGATGGATCAAAATCACTATTAATGAATGGACTAAGAATCGCCTCTATACTTCTGCCCATCTTATGTTCTAGCTTTGCATGTTCGTAGGCGGCACAATAACCGTTATCCAACAATATTTTGAATCCATCCATGCGCCTTAGAGTTCTCATGGTTGCGGGTCCACACCGCGCCTCAATACCAGCAGACATAGCAGCCAACCTCATATTACCCTTATCAATAATACACGCCGCCTTTAATACAACCAAATTAATAAATGAGGCATCTGGAGTGGGAGATATTGTACGGGCAGATATATCAACTGTATAATCATTATCGAACGATATTTCGTCCACCACATAGTGGGCAGCCACAATCAACACATTAAAAAGTCTATCATCTGAATATTCGGGCGAACCGCAATCTGTATCATTTATTAATACGCGCAATATAGTAAGCATATCGTCTTGCCAAGCCATCTTACGTATCCTTTACCAAAAGTATGCCGTCGCCCTCTAGCTTTTCACTGTCGCTTGTATCGACCTTAACAGTTATTCGATAACGAGTACCAGAAGTTCCACCACTAATAGAAAATACTACTTTTTGACCAGATATTGTTGGTGAACCCAAAGTTAAATCTGATGTATCACCATTATACTTTTCACTGGTTACAATAGGATTAGATAGTGTTATGGAACTACCACTAACATAACTACTAAAGTCCATACCATAATTTACAACTTCACTAGGTTGTTTACATAATAATTCAGGCGCAATACCCATTATGTTGTTGATCCAGTTACTTGCATTGTCCAAGTTGTCTTGTTTGCGGCGGTTCCAGCGGCCAGCGTTAGTTTGAGCCATACGCCTATTGCGGCACCAGCACCCAAGTCTGTACCAGGAACACTTTTGGTTGTATTATCGAAAGTGCCCAACATACCAATAGGCGCCGTATTTAATCGACTTGAAGTGCTATTTATATCATTTACGGCATCTTCAAGGTCAAACGTAATATTACCAGATGGATCGGCGTTCTCAGCAATTTGGGCAGAAAGAAGAGCATTAGTGGAATTATTATTCTTAACAAAACACTTCTCATAAAAATCTCGACTTAATCCGCCGCTTACGTCTGCGCTTACATCATAGAATGGGCGCCTTAGTGTTAATTCGGCGGTTCCACCAGGAGCGTTCGTAGTGCCCAAAAGAGTGCCCACGACCGTACCACCAGTAGCCTTACTAATACTAATATCGCCAGCGTGTGAGGCGCTACATACAATCTTAAGGATGCGTTCAAACGTAGTAGAACCATTAACTGTGGTAGTACCATTTAAGTTAAAGACTTCGCTAACGATTGAACCTGCCGAATTACGCCCAGTAATAGTAACAGTCTGAGTAATATCGGCAGCATCCCCAGACACAACATTAAGCGTATCATTTAGTGTGTTTGCGAGGGCCGAATCATCAAAAATCATTACAACTGTTGTATCTATAGCGCCACCCTGAGCTGAACTATCATTTTCAGCATGATTGGCGGCCCCATATACTTTTATGTCACTTGCAACTACAGGCATAGTTTAATCTCTCTTATCTAAAACCCATGTTCTTGTTTTGTCGTCTTGAACCAAAACCCATGTCCTTGTGTTTGAATTTAGGGTCCATAATCTATTTTTGGCATCGAGTACCCAATATGCGCTAGCCTCTAGGTCAATTCCTCCCCACTCAACTGGCATTATTTTGTTGGCGGCGAACGTAGAAAGCCACGATACTAGCTCTTGTTTGGACGTACTTATTGATTCGAGCCAAGATACCGCCAAACTATGATTCTTAAGTAGTTGTGTAAGGTACTCAATAGTAATTATACACATTTTGGACAGGGCGCCCATATAACTTAGGTTGAGGGGTTTTTGGGCGCCTAAGCCACCTAGTGACTCAATTGGTACTGTATTATCCGCCCTTAGAACATCCAAATTATGCCCAATACTGTATATTTTAGACGATCCTACATAGGAAGGCCAATCCAAATTATAGACATTATCCTTAGAAAATTCAGTCCTATTCTCGATATTGAATATCCTATCTACTGTAAATAGTGCAGCTCCTTTCCACTCAATATTTACTATTTTGTTCGCGCTAACACTTTGTAGGTACTCTATTACTTGTGTGTAATTATCTATTAATGATCCACTATAATCAATATTATAAGTTTTTAGCTCACTAATATTGCCCCTATAGCTTAGATTCAGTATTGGATTGACTACTAATTCGCCCATCCAATCCGCGCCAAATTCCTTTAGGGTTTGTATGGCAGAAAGAAAGGTTATAGTTAGGGGGCGTACTAGCGAAATTTGGGCGGCCCATCCAATTGGAAGTTCTTGGTCGGCACTAATTTGTGTGGCCCAGTCTATATTAAATGGGCGGTTGGTTGATATAGTTGATGTACTACCTTTCCACTCAACATCAAATATTTGGTTGGCGCCCAAAGACCCCATATATTCAACCGTAAATTCGTCGAGCGAAGTAAGAGCGCCCAAGTAATCTAGGGGAATCGCCCTCTGTAAACTTAAATCGCCCAAACTACTTATGTTAATTTCTTTGTTGACCGCTATATTTAATAACCACTCTATATCAAAAATATTCGCACCCGATACGCCCAATAAATGACCAATGTTAAACGCCCTAGTGCCCAATATATTAGACGTATATTCTACTGGCATCGCCCTATTAACGGCCAAATCGCCCATATATTCTATATTAAAGAGGCGCCCCAGTGAATGTAAACCACGCCACCCCACATTAACCTTTTCTTCTGCTACAACATCTTGTAAATATTCTAGGTTAAATTCCTTTGTGATAGCTTGTAGGTCTATGGACCAATCTACATTAAAGATGTTTAATTTATTAAGTTGGGCGCGCCATTCAAGGTTTATATCTTTATTAGAGGATACATCATTTAGATAGTCAACATTAAATATTCTATCGACCGTTATTGGAGTTGTCGTACTAACATATTCATGAGCACCTATGTCCCACACTACTCCATTAGCATCCCTATCATATCCATTGATATCTATGTTGACTCCTGTAGGGGTTGTGCCTAGGTCTACCCCAGCATCTATTGCGTCAGCGCCCGCTTTAAGGTGGAGGTCTTCGGAGCCTGAGACTATGGATACGAATTGGTTGGCGGAAGATTTATTTATTAAATGTCCAGTTCCTCCAGCATCGTCGGCAGTATCATCAGATGACAAATTGTTTGATGACGTAGCTGTAGTATACTTATAGGCGAGTTTTGACCCTGTGGTAGTTCCTACAATATCAACAGATATATTATTATTGACTTTAAAATTTGTGGACGACCCAATATAAATACCATAACCATTCCCATTGGAATCTCTTATAATATTATATATTGTATTATTGTTAATATATACAGATGCGTATGGCACTATAGCTGAATATATTCCTACACTATATTTATCGGTTATTGTTGTTGCATTTGTTATATTATAAATTATAGAATTTAAAATAGAAGCTCCTCGTGTAATATATACTGCATATACATTATCGTTTAATGTATTATAAACATTATGTATCAATAGTCGTTTTGCGACTCGTTTCATTGATACATGTGAACTTTGCGTTAAACTAACGCACTTTTTACCACTTCCATTATTATTGAGTTCTAAATCTTCAATTTTAAATGGCGGACTCGATGATGGTGATGAAATCAACGTCGAAGATGTATTAATAATCCTCGCACCACTTCCAGCCGTTCCATCATGTCTTTCTCCTTCAGCTACAGTTAAAGTAACTCCATCAAGCCCAACAATTCCTCCGCCATCTATAGTTACACTCTCATCAAACACAGAATCATTATAACACTCTCCTCTTGCTCTAGCCCCACCGCCATAAATATTTGAGTTGTCTAGGTCGGCCTCCCAAGCAGTTATTGTGTTGTAGTCGCGGCCTGCTGCGGTGCCAATCGAAGCAGTTAATTCGTATTGGTGGGCACCTATGTCCCATGTCGTTGCCGTAAAAGCGTTTCTGTCGGAGCCATTAATGTCGATGTTGACTCCTGTGGGGGTTGTTCCTAAATCTGTTCCTGCGCCTATTGCATCGGCGCCTTCTTTTAAGTGGAGGTCTTCTGAGCCAGATACGGTGGAAACGAATTGGTTGGATGAAAGTTTGTTTGTTAGGGAACCTGTGCCTGATGCTGTGGCATCAGAAGAAAGGTTATATTCAGATATATTCGCTGCATTAAGATCAAAACACTTGGCTGTTCCAGATCCTGCATTAGTAACATCAACCACAATATTATTTTTATATTCAGCGCTTATTGCTCTAGTGTGATTAATACCGACTACATTAGCTGTAGATATAGTAGAGTCTATCGTCACATTATAGATTGTGTTATTATAACAATTTGCTCCTAGATCACTACCTCCATTAATACCATAAGCACTACCCGTGGTACTATTACCATGATTGATGTTATAAATAATATTATTCGATACTGTATTTTTGTTATTATTATGTCCTGTAACTATTCCTGTTATTGATTGATAACTTTCTTGATTTACAACATCACGAACTATACAATTTGACAAATGTAAATCTGTGTTGAGATTTCCTGGCAATCTTACACACGTTGGATTACTACCATTAGGAGAATATATATCTATCCACGATACCTCACCACGTATATTAGACGGAAAATATAAAGAAATACATATTGAACTTAATCCGTCTAAGCGAACTCCAGTATTTTCAGTTCCATCATGTTTTTCGGTATCGGCTGATGTTAGTAGTACAGAAGACAGTCCTACTGAGCTACCGCCGTCTAAAACTGGACTTTCATTAAAAATTGAGTCATTATAACATTCCCCTACCGCATCATCCCCAGCAATATATATTGCATCATTATCTAGGTCTGCCTCCCATGCCGTAATTGTTGAATAATCCCTACTTGGATCAGTACCAATAGTAGTTTTGATTGTGGTAGGCAGTCTATAGGAATTATAGAATGTATTGAGGTTGCTGAGTGCCATTATAGAACCAAACTCCCGTATGATCCGTCGCTGGTTTCTTCGTAGAGTTGCTTGACTTCAGCGTAGGAAAGGGCGCGGTTGTAGATGCGGATGTCATCAACGTTCTGAGCTAAGTACCTATTAACTGCATCATTAGTTCTGCCAACTTCAATCGAATTACTAGGAAGTGTTTCTCCGTCACCAGTCCCATACTCAACTCGACTTCCATTCGCATATAATGATGATCGCTGGTTAGATGGCGAAATAGAAAAATTGTATGTTATACACAAATGTACCCAGCTACCTAACTCAAATGTTGTAGTCGTAATACTATCAAAGGCCGATCCACCTAATCTAAGATACCATCTTAATGTTTTGTCACTTCTATATCTTATAGTAATAAGATGAGTAAATAGATTTCCTGCATCACCCCATTCGATAATTCCAGCATTGGTAGATGGTAATGATAATGGCATAAACCAACACATAAGTGAAAACTGAGATAATGTTAGTGGTAATTCATCTCGCGGAATACTAACATAGTCATTAGTGCCGTCAAAATCCAGCCCCGCCCTCTCTCCGTCGTGAATCCAATCACTCGCAGGGTCCATATTTGTGAGTACGCCGTGATTCCCATAAGGGCTCAAATCAATTAATGTATTGCTGTTCCTACATGCCGCATTGCCCATTGCCCAAAACCCAACAAGACCCTTCGCAAATGGCGAATCAGGATTCAATCTAAGTGATGAGTTCCAACTTGGGGACTTCTTAGAGGTAATGATGGTTGGTACGCTCGTATAGTTTGAAGTACCATATTTGTCGTCTCTAAAGTAATGTAACTGTTTTTTAGGTTTGATTAGGGAACCATATGATCCGTCTTTGGTTTCGTTGTAGAGTTGTTTGACTTCGTCAGAGGATAGTGCGCGGTTGTAAACTAATACATTATCAATAATTCCATTAAAATACCCATTTCCATTATTACTACCAATTCTTAATGAATAAGATGGATTACTAGAAAGGCCAGTTTGTGTTACAAAACCACGCTCAATACCATCAACATATAGTTTAACGTCTGTACCATCATAAGTACCAACAACATGTTGCCATTTTGCAACAGTTAAAGTATTAGAAACATATATCTGTTTATTGCCATAAGTAAACGCCCACGAGTTTGGTGAAGTATATGTTCTAATTATGTTAGAAAAATCGGATGTGTTTGTTTTAGAAATGATGCACTTAGCATCTTGAGCTACATATGGCATACACCATAGAGACCAGGTTATAACTCCAGTTGGGTTTAATATACTACTGTTACCACAATCTGTGTAATCATCCACCCCATCAAAATCGAGCGCTGCGCGCTCGCCATCCTGCACCCAATCCGTTGCAGGGTCCATATTAGTTAATGTACCATGATTACCATAAGGACTCAAATCTATTAGTGTGTTGCTGTTCCTACACGCTGGGTTACCCATCGCCCAAAAGCCCACTAAACCCCTATAGAATGGTGAGTCTTTATTGATTTCAAAGTTATCATATATATTTTTCTTTTTTACTTCAGTATAATATATACGATCAACCTTAATGGATTCATAGGGGACTTTTGGTATGAAGACTGTTGTTGTATTAGAGGTGGTTTTGGCTAGGGAGCCGTAACTGCCGTCAAGGGTCTCCTCGTAGAGTTGCTTGATCTCGGCGGCGGAGAGGGCGCGGTTGTAGATGCGGATGTCGTCGAGAACGGCAGGTATTTCAAACGAGATAGAATCCAAAGCGCCTATTGCGATCTTTGACGTTCCCTTCCATGTTACAGTACCGCTGATTGAGGCGGTCCCTCTAACCGTTCCGTCTTGATACAATCGCACTTGCGCGCCGTCATACGTTCCGACCAGCAGTATTCGTTCACCTAGCGTCACTGCGCTGGTCAGTTCTATATTCCCGTTTCCAGCAGAAGTGAACACGCGAAACGCAGGTTGCGACGTAGTTCCAAAAAACCGCATATAGACGCCGCTATTCAAATCACAATCGAGACCTGTGATTGCGGGATACCAGTCTGTCGCCAACAACCTAGTCCACGCGGCAACAGTTAGGGTGTCTGAAAATATAGCTGGCTGAAAATCGGCTAAAACAACGTCATCCACCCCATCAAAATCCAACCCAGCCCTCTCTCCGTCGTGAACCCAATCGGTTGCAGGGTCCATATTGGTCAGAGTGCCGTGATTACCATACGGCGAAAGGTCGAGCAGCTTACTGCTTCCCCAATGCTGCGCAGCACCCATCGCCCAGAACCCTACGAGTCCTCTTGCAAATGGACTATCCAAATTCAATTCTAGTCTGTCTGGAATGGCTAGACTTCTATTTCTACTGGGATAAACGAGAGACATTTAGGCGCTCTGCAGTTTGTGTTGGGCCACTTCGCTACTTACCGTAACTGCGTCGGTTGCATTATTATTTTTGTATTGGAAGCGTGCATACCGAGCTTTAGGAGCGGGTAATTCCACCCACTGTGATGTTAAAGATGCGCTCGCGGTTGAATCGGTCCTAACCAACACAATATCCCCCTCGCCAGAACTAGGCCAAGTAGTATTATCATCAGACCACTGCACTCTGACTTCCATATCATAGCCGTTCGTAGCCCCCCCAGTAAATGTAAATTGGGCCACATTTCTTACGGCTTGGGGCGAAGTGTTTACACCCAAATCAAATGACGATCCATTAGTTGTTGCAGATGCGCTAGTCACCAAACTAGAGTCAACAGCCGCAGGACTATTTAGTTGGTATCCACCAGTTGCCATTTTGTCTTACCTCTTTATATTATACTAAGTTTAAGATTTCATTTACTTCATCAACAGAAATACCCGTATTCCTCCCTATAACTCTTTCAATGGGAGACTTATCAGGAATTTGTGCTTTCCAGTTTGGATCGCCTATTGTAGCGACCAATTCACCCTGAATAGCAGCAATCTCATTGGGGTCACTAAGCCACCCCTTAGCTTGCCATACTTGAAACTGTCTCATTAGGCGTGGTCTATCATTTGAATCAGCGGCTTCTTCAATTGCCTGTAGCGCCGCATAATCTGCGGCAGCAATAGTTGTAGGACTCACCAAAGACATTAGCGCGTTAGTATCAATTGGCTTAGGAATTTGCGGCTGGGGTTCTGGATTAGGTATTAATTGGCGCTGTGTAAGCAGCCTGGCAATCTCAGCGGCCGCCCTATAGTTTCCGTTAACATCTTTATAACCCAAATTATTAGGGTCAGTATCTATTTCTGTTTTTAGGAGGCGTTTTTCTTCAAGTGTTAAGTTTTTAGCTGAAGTTACATTTAACATCTTATGTTATTCTCCCTATACTTTATCTTTAACTATTATGTTGTCTTGTTTGGGGACCATTACTGGCCTTATATCTATGGGTTTTCGTTTGTCTATTACGTCACCCTCTGGTACGCCGACCTCGGGTATGACATCATCTCTCCAATTTACAAACTTCTTTCTTTTTTTGATTATTTGTGGATTTTCTGGGTCGGATAGGTCGTATTCGGGCTCAACTAATTGAGCAGCGCGACCGTCATCAAAATCGGTAGTAGATATTGGCAGAAAAGATCTTATGTCTTGTTGGCCGAGTGGATAGTGTCTAAAGCGCAATTCTGTGCGCAAAACGCCCTTTTTATTTGTTAGGGCCATCCAGACGGCGCGAACCTTATTTATATCTCCGTGAGACATACGCCCACCAAACCAAGTCTCTAGGGATTGGTCATTCTTGAATATTGGGCGCCCGCGAGCATCAAGTGAACGTAGGGTTTTAAGCTGTCTATCCAGAAATTGTTTTATGTCTATTTGTTCGGTTTTATTGGAGAATGGACTATCAAACGGTACATTAGATTGGACCCGTATATTCACGCCATCTGATAGGCGCGTTATTAGCAGTTCGTTCTCACTAAGCCTATCATATCTAAATTCATAGAATGTAGTGCAATAATCATATAGGACATCTGTTTGTGGAACTAGCCCGTCGGGATTATCAACTGCCTTTAGTCGGCGATGATTGGGGTCTCTCTCGAAACATTGCATGTGGCAATGACAAAACTCAATACACCTTCTCGAAAAAGCGCATAGTACATCGCCATTCTTATATGAGGGGCCATCTCTAACAACTAATAGTAAGTTAGCCACTATGAATTTCTCCTACCATTTATAAGAAGTCTGTATATTGATTGATTTGCTAATAGACCAGCAGTTAAGGTTAATTCGAGCCAAACTCCAATAGCCTGCCCACCATTTAGATTAGTTCCTGGTACGTTTTTCTGTGAGCCATCGAATGTCCCTAGTGTTGTTGTTGGCTTAGTTAGCCTGTTGGCCACAGTATTTGTGTCGTTCTGGGCGGATTCAAGGTCAAAAGCGTGAGAACCAATTGGATCAGAGGATTCTGTAACGGTTACCCCATAATACGTGCCCGAGCTATTATTTTTGATAAAAACTTTCTCATAGTATTTTTGGGTTCCGCTCGTTGGAATACTAGCATCATAAAATGGGCGGCGCAATGTTAGTTCGGCTGTGGCTCCTGGCGCATTATTTGTGCCTAATAATGTACCAACAGCCCTACCGTCTGAATTTCGACTTATAGTTATATCTCCAACATGTGACCCACTACATACAACCTTAAGTATTATTTGAAATACCTTGGTCCCACTAACTTTGGTTGTTCCATTTAGGTTTAATACTTCACTTATTATTGTTCCTGAACTATTCTTTCCAGTGATAGTTAGTGTTTGGGTTGTATCAGAAGAACTGCCCGATACAACATCTAATGTGTCGTTGAGTTCATTTGCAAATAAGGGTTCATCAAATGCTAGTATAACAGTTGTATCTATAGCGCCGCCCTGTGTACTTACATCGTCCTCGGCATGATTGGTGCACCCATAAATTCTAATGTCGTAAGGTGAGTCTCCAACTATTCCTGGTGGCATACTGTTCTCCTTTTTAGTTGATTTATATTAGTATTGTACACCAAACGGTATTTGGCTTGTCCGCAGTCCCATATCTTGGCCAGGCCGTGATAGTACCCAGAATTTCCTTTTTTGGTTAGTCTGTGAAATGTATTGATACCGTCAGTCCACTTAAAACTAATGTGTGAAGCTAGCTTCTCAAATCCTAACGATCTTTCTAAGTATGAACCTTCTCCATAGCGTAAATCTATAAAGGTAGATATAGCAGAAAAGAATATGGTAGTGTGGGCGAACTTGAGCAATTTTGAGAGGGCGCCCACAACAGTACAATTTGGGGCCGTACAGAAGCGCGAAATATGATGTTCGCCGTATGTATTTAGGATTTGTAGGGCGGCAACTGGAAATTTATCTTCATCTAAGAGGGCAAATGTTGGGCCTTTGCCTGGACCCATTAGGTGATATAAGGAAAAGAAGGCGTTTGACTCGGTGGGCGTTAATTGGGCGGGCGTACATTTTCGGGCAAATAGTCGGCGCGTATTCATGTGCATAGCATTACTAAGGATAGATTTAATTATATTGAATTTGTCGCGCAACTCGTCCTCCCTAAAAAAGAATGGGCGGTAACCTTTACTTATATAGAGGTCGCGCTTATCTTTATGATAGTTCTTATCTTGTATTACGGCGTCTGAGTGCCAGTAAAGACCATCACACTCAATAATAATGTTGTAATCTGGTAGGAAAAAGTCCGCTATTCTGTTTTCTACGCGAAATTGTGGTACATAATTAACCCCAATAGACTTTAGGTGGGATTCCATTAGTTGTTCTAATATACTCTTATTTTTATTCTTCATTTTTAGGGCGGCGTCTGGACCATACTTACGTATCTGTACAACTAACGTTGAATAGGGCCGATTGAGTTCCTCAGATATTTCTCTAATTCTTTTGTTATTATATGTATGAATTTCGCCATTGTCTATGCGTGTTTGCAACATTTTCTTAACGACATTCTTATTTTTCATTGGGTTATCATAACCATATCTATCTTTATTTGTTTGTTTTATTTTTCCCTGTATTTCATCATTTTGTGACACGTTCTCAACGCCATATTTTTTTAGTACGGTAGACTTAGACTTGTCACGTATTTCTTTGGATTGCATACAGTGCTCAACTCCATATTTCTCCATCATGGTTTCCTTAGACTTTTGTTTAATTTCCTCTGCCATAAACATATTGTCCACGCCATACTTCTGCTGAGACATATCCTTAAGTTGTTCTCGTCTCCATTCTTTATAGTCTTGTCCAGTCTTATCCTTAAAGGTATTTTCTCTACGTTGTTGAACAGAAATATCGCCCGAAATGTTATGGCGCTTCATATATCTATGTAAGGACGTACTTGGTATACCCAGTTTCTCTGCAATATATGAATGTCCATATTTTTTGGAAAGCTCTACTATTTCTTCATGAAAATCCTCTATGTTGACAGACGACAATTTTTCTCGAACGTCTTTTCTCTGGGCGCTGTTTTTTACGCCGTCACGCGCTATACTAACATCTTCCCTCTTTTTGAAACGACAAGCATGACACGCCTCAACATCAGTGTACTTTCTTCCTGCGGTGATCTGTTTCATAGTCTTATCTAATATAAGGCCACAATAATCACATTTAACCACCACTTTTTTACTTGATGACTTAGTTAGTGATGATGGAAGATATCCGAACTTGTCCTTAGTTTCCTTATCTAATATCATACTACTCTCCTATAAATATATACATACAAAAAGGGCGGGAAGAAAAATATCTCCCCACCCTATAATATAGCGGTTTCTGGTTGTTTGTCAAGATAGATTAGAGACTACCAAGAAGGACGCGACGGTTATCTAGAACACCCAGACCGATTTCGGCCCACCCGTACAGACCAGCACGCTTTTGCCTATGTAAGCTATCATCTTCAAAGATTGAAACTTCTTCTCGGATGGGCATTACAAAGGAATCATTTTTGCGCAAATCAAGACCAACAACGATTTCAACATCACCACCAGGAAGAGCAGCGCCCAACTCATTTTCATAGAAGAGTTCGTATTCTTGACCTTCACCAAGCTCATCAAGCGTATGAAGATTAACGCCAAAAATACGATTAAGGGCGTCATCACCCTCGCTCACAAAAATTTGTCGGCGCGTCAATTCGTCAACTTGGTCAACATTCCAGTTACGAATGTCTTCCATAGCTTCTGGCGAAATATAAAGATCAGTTAATTGACCTCTATTATTGGAGGCGGAGTTGCCACCACCATTGCGCCGCATAACAACCTTCATCAGACTCACAAGGCGCTTAGTAAATTGGCCAGTAGCAGCATCACTATCAAGAATAACAATATTGCGATCAGCACCCGCAGTAATAATTGTGTGCCAGCCATCATCATTCATTTTCTTGACAAATGACGCTTCAAGAACCTCCATTGCGCGACCAACAACATCCCAACGAGCATCGCGCGCATACTTGAGGTTCCAGTCAATGGATGCGCCAATATCGTAAGTTGGGATCATCACATAGTCGCCCTCAACGTGACGCTGGGGAATATAACCATGATTAGGAATTGAGTAGGCCACAAACTCTTTTTCGGTTCCTGGGGCCAGGAAATCCAGTGGAAATTCTGGAGTGGCATTACGATCAAGCGGAATAGCTTCGTAAATACCATCCAAAATGTTGCCGCTCAGCATACCTTGACGAAGCGGAAGTTCAAGAGCTTTAGCAAACTCGTGTACCGCAGCCAAAGATTCCTCTCTGTTGAACGAGCCGCTAGTGCGCAGCAGTTCTGTAAGGCGTTCTGACGGCTTGAATAATTTCTTTCTTGCCATTTTATGAATACTCCGATCTTATTGGATATTTATTTCAACTTCGACGTACCCATCAGAATCTTTTGGCCCAAGAAATCTGCCAACTTTATCTGAACCTGTACTCGTAGTAAACTCACCATTAGCGTCATAATAAGCGGCGTCACCAGCAGATGGAGAATCACCAGACTTAAGAACGTTAGTGCGAACAACACCGCGCACAAGTACATCTACTTTATTACCTACCTGCACTTCATCAACATGCTGATTCAAATGTTGACGAGTCAGATTCAAATTAACTACGTCATTCATCAACACTCCCGCTGGGTTGCCAGAAGCACCGATAGGCAAGGATACCGTTGCACTCGGATTATCCATGCCATCACCACCAGGACTATCAAGATTGACAATACGGCCACGAGTAGTAGCAGTAGTCATAAAATATTTGATACGGCTACCATCCGCAAGTTCGATACGGTCTGATTTTAGAGCCATTTTTATTCTTCTCCCTTATCATCATAACCAAGACGAGCAGCCAAAGCCTGTCTAAGCTCATCTCGCAATTCAACTTCATCATCATTATCAGATGCGCTTGCAGACATATCAGGACCATCATTATTTGTTGGTTCCGCGTTATCTACATCGGCAGCCGAAGCACTTGCAGAACCTTCTGGGTCATCTGATGGATCGTCGTCTTGACTTGACATAGACATATCTTCGTCTTTCTTCTTCTTATCGTCCTTCATGTGTTTCTTGGCTTCGATGAGTTCGTCGGCAATAACCTTAAACTTATCGTCGTCCAAATCAATGAAGGTATCAACTTTGGCTTCAGCGGAATCTCTATCATAGCCAGCTTCAACCAAAACAGAAATACGATCTGACTTTGTTTGCTGAAGTTTAATTTCGGCCACTTGCTTTTCAAGTGCATCCTTAGCTTCAACAACCTCACTTAAATTTTTGTCTGCTTCTTCTTTGGCCTTGGTGAGCTTTTCAACACTAGCGAGAGCTTCATCGCGCTCTTTAGTTAAAGACTCAACCTTGCCCTCCAATTCAGATACTTTGGACTCAAAAGCCTTAATCTTTTCATCAACAGAAGCCTTAGAATAATTCTTAACTTCCTTTTGAAGTTCTTCGACTGTGGCTTTAAGTTCCTCGTTCTGTTTCTGGAGCAGATCAATTGACAGAGTATCACTCATATGAGTATTCTCCAGTTTCTTATTAGAACTAAACACGTCACTGCAAGAGATAAATACACCATTATGTGTACTAAATGGATTTTTTGTTATTGGAGCGCTAGCCGTAACATTAAAAGTCTTACCGCCATCAAACAGCATAACGCTGTCTGGATTGGCTGGTTTATCCACATATCCCTTGCCACTAAAAGTAATGTTTCGTAGCAAACGACCGAGTCTGCACCCGTCAAATTCACCACTACCCTTATAGGCTTTTAGATGCTTAGTTAAGAACGCCGTATCTTGTTGACGCGCAACAATATAAAACTCATTATCGGCGGTCATAACAGCATAATCAAAGCCCGAAAACAAAGCCTCCATAGATACAAACTTCTCGTTATTCTCAATTTGTTCTATAAGTTTCTCCGCCTGTTTAGCCAGATTTTCTTCCTGCCAAGCCGTATAAATCACAGCACCATTGGCAAGATGAAACAAATCAGGAAGTTCAGATGATTTTGCATTATCTGGAATAATGTTACCATCATCATCAAAAGCCCAAGTATTGGTCATATGACCAACAATATTTGTCTCATCATGCTCAAGATTTGTACGCTTATGAACAGGAGTGTGTCTAGCAGCCCAAACTTCGTACTTATAGAATACGTCATCATTAAGGTTCCAATTAGTAGTTACCAATATAGACTTTGTAAAATATAAATCCGAATCGTTTATAGATGCCTTGCTTAAATAATCCGTATCCCTGTCTACCAAGTGTGATAGGACTAAATCCTTATCTTGGGTTTGGCAGGGAAAAATATTAGTTGTGTAGGCTATCGAGACATTGGCCCGAACTAAATCGGCCAATCCGCCCACCTTTTCTTCTGCTTCATATACTATCATGGTCATTTGTTTTATACACCAGTGTACTAAATTTCACGTCGAAGTAGGATTTCTGCAAGGCTCTTTAAGTCTTCATCACTAATTGTCGGACCCGATTCTTTACGTTCTAATTTTAAGCCAGCTTTGGCGGAACCCGTAAGAACAATTCTTTTATTGAGTTCTCCCTCTTTTTCGCCGTTTTCATATTGGGTTACTTCAAGCGAGAGATATTCGGGTTTATCCATACTCCATATACTGATGTATGTAACATCATCTAATACTTCATCGTTGACCTTTATAAAGCTATCTTGTCTTTTTTCGGTATCAATAAATATTTCTATTTTAGCCATTATGTTTCTCCATTATAAATAGTGTATGCGTGTGCCATAACACGTTTTTGTTCGTCTACCGTTAATCTTCTATCTAAGTCGGCCGATATTATATTAGCTAACTCCTTATATATACCTATTATTTCACTATTAGGACTGTTAGCTAATACATCATATATTACTTCTTCAGTCACATCACAAAACGGCTCCAAATTAGATAACACTCCAAACTTTATCATTTCTGACTTACTAAATTCTTCAGATGTTAGTGACCGCATATTTGATTTATTAAATTTACGCAGAAGAAAAGGGTTAAGGATGGTGGATATATCGTCTTGTATATCGGTCGCCCATATCTCCATTGCCTTAAGTTTTGGGCGAAATGTGCGGCGCTTACGTTTTTTGGTGTCTTTTGAGTTTTTGGGGCGCCCTGGTTCAGTATCGGTATTTTTATCGGCGGTTTTTGTATTTCCAATTTTTGGCTGCCTCATTAATAGGGCTGGTTGTTCGCCCTCTTTACGTGGATATAATTCGAGACCTACCTCACTTGGGGAGACAACGCCAGTCTGGACAAACGCGCGCTTTAGGGATTCTTCAAACATTGGATCATAAAAGGCTCCAGCTTTCTTGGACATTTTGCCCTTTGCCCTGTCTTTGGTTTCGCGGTTAACTCTTATCTTTTCTAATTCTGGATCGTGCCCAAAATATCTATGAAGAAGTTCATCGCTAATAATATTGCGATCGGCCAATTGAATAAGTAGGGCTTTTTCGGCGGCTTCATCGCCCAATGTCATTCTCGTAAATTCAACCTTGGCTGGTAGCCTAAAGCCCATAGCCTGTTGTACAATTC